GTGTAGGAATCATAGGTTCCTTTGTGATAGGAGTTATGTTAGGTTGGTTTGGAAATGATATTGTATATGCATTTCTAAATAAAAATCGTTCACCACAAGCAATTCATCCTGAATTTTTTGATGAAAATGGAAATCTTCTTCCCGATGAAATTCTAGCCGTAAGATTCAATCCCGATGATTTTGAGGATGATGACGACGAAGATGATGATTAAATTTATTAGGTATTAATATGACTGCAACAAAAACAAAAAAGGAAACGCCCATTGAAAAACTTCCTACAAATCCATTTGCTTTTGAAATTCTAGACTTGGTTTCAAAGCAAAGAAGTAATGCAAAAAAAGTGGAGGTTCTTCAAACTTATGGAGATGATTCACTTAAAACTCTTTTAATCTGGAACTTTGATGACTCTGTAATTTCGTTGCTTCCCGAAGGAGACGTTCCTTATGCAAGCACAGGCGAGCAAAATTCATATAGTGGAACTTTGAGTTCTAAGATTGATGATGCTGTTTCAAAAATGAATGAATTGAGTTCAAATTCATTGGGCTCAATGGATCAAGGCCGATCTTCAATTCGAAAAGAGTATCATATGTTTTATAATTTTGTAAAGGGTGGAAATGATAGTCTAAGTTCTCTTCGCAGAGAAACAATGTTCATTAACATTCTAGAAGGATTGCATCCAAAAGAAGCAGAAATTCTGATTCTTGTAAAAGATAAAAGACTTCAAACAAAGTATCGCATCACTCAAGAAATTGTAACTGAAGCATTTCCCGATATTCGTTGGGGCGGTCGTTCATGACGATGGCAGCTCAAGAAAAGAAAGATAAGATAGAACCAAATCAAAATCCTCCGAATGATTATGGTTGTCATTTTCTTCTTAAAAACACGACTCTAGAACAAGCCAAAGATTTTTCATTTCCAAGTGATGCCTATTTAATTTGGTATGTTGAAAATGGAAAAGAATATTTAGACTTAACCCGGTGCAATAAGAAGGTTCAACTTTTTGATATGTACTATGATAAATATGGTCCAGGTTCAATTCAAAAAATTGATTTCAGTTATGGAAGAGTCAATCCAAGAATTTGGGGAATTAAAAAACCAGAAAAAAAGAAAAGACGATGAGTGAAGGATTTAAAAAAGAAAATCTAAATATTACATTGAATCTTGATGCAATTGATGAAGTTCTCAAGGAATATAAAAAAATCAAGAAGTATCAGAAGTCAAATTTATATGCTATTCGCACAATGGATGGCACTGAAAAAATTGTAAGCAAATTAATCGAAGAAGGAACTAACTGATGGGAAAGCATTATCTATTAAATCTTTATGGATGTTCATTTGATTCATTGAATAATGAAAAACTTTTGATAGATTTAATAGAAAATGCTGCAACAAAAAGTGGAGCAACGATTATTCAAACGATCTTTAAAAAATTTGAGCCACAAGGATTTACTGGAATCTGTTTGCTTTCAGAATCTCATATTAGTATTCATACTTATCCTGAATATGGAAAAGCAGCATTAGATTTCTTTGCTTGTGGAATGTGCGATCCAAAAATTGGAGTAGAAATGATCATTGATACTCTTCTTCCAACAGAATATAAATTGAACTTTATTCAACGATAAATTGTATTCAATTATACCATTATTATATCATAACTAACATTAGAAGTAATAAAATACTTCAATCGTTGACTGGGAACTCCAGCGGAAGTATCCATTTTTGGAGAAGCAACGCGAATTTACTCATCTAGTAAAGGAGCAAGTCTAATGACTAAAGCTGTGTATCGTGGGTGTTCTTACGAAACAGAGAATATGAAAAAAGAATATGTTTCTTGGTATCAACAAACACATTCTGAATCTCATTCTCAAAACATCTATCGTGGAATCACCTATCGTCCTTGTGATAATGTGGAGGTCAAAAAATGAAGATTATTTTTATTCACTATCTAAAAAATAAAAATAAAAAGCAAATTAAACTTAAAAATGCACAATTAAATATGGCAAAGAAGCCACAAATTGCTTGATCATCTGGGGGGGACTTGACAGTTCCCCTTTTTTCTTCTAGACTTACTCAAGTTGCCTTTGATCCTGATGAATCAAGAAAAAGTTAGAATGATTGTTCATAATATGGAGCTTCTTATTAGTGCATTAAAAGAGGAACTTAAAGAACCAGTGATTCCAAAGTACGAAGAAGTAATTTCTTATTATGATAAAAATGATGTAGATGAATTTTACGACGAGAACGAAGATGTATAATGAATTAACTAATTTTGAAAAGCACCTGGCTAAATTTGCAGATCGTGTGGATATTATTCTTGGTCTAGAAATTGGAGATAAGATCACATCAGAAGATGCTTATCAACAAATTAAAGGTCTGATGAAAGATTTAAAAAAATATCGTAAAGAAGAAAAAAGTACTTGGAGGACTGAAGAATGAAACCAATTAAAGCAAGGGATCTACTTGAGCTTGATAAGAATCTTGAGTGTGTAGTATTACAGTGCTATCCAATTCCAGAGCAAGTAATTTATCAAGCAGCAAAAAACGATTATAGTGAAGAGCCAATTCACAAGCAAAAAATTCCAAGTCCTTCTGAATGTGGAGAATGGATTGTAGATACACTTCTTGCAAATGAAAGAGGTCACTACGGACCTCTTGAGATGCCATCAATTACATTTTCTGTTTCTGGCTATGTGCATAGTGTAATTGTTCAAGCTAGAACTCATAGAATTGCAACTTACGATGTTCAATCGCAGCGTTATACTGGCAAAAGAGTTGTAAAAGTCGCTAAAGGTGAAATTCCAGTACATGAAGTATTTTATATTCGCCCTCCTGGTTTCTATACAAATCGCAAAGGTAAAAAATATGAATGGACTGAAGAAAATTATCAGAGAAAACTAGAACGTATTCTAGATGAATGTAAAGAGTATTCAGATTATTATGAACAAGGAATGTGCGAAGAACATATTCGGGATTATCTCCCTCAAGCAATTCGTCAAAACTTTGTAGTATCCTTCAACTTACGTTCTGTTCTTCACTTCATGGATATGAGAGCAAAAATGGATGCTCAATTGGAAATTCAAGCTTTATGTGTACAAATGGAACATCATCTTGAGAAATGGGTACCGAATGTATGGAATTATTACGCAGAAAAAAGGCTCCACAAGGCGAGGTTATCTCCTTGATTAAAAAATTTTTCATATCACTACTTTTAATATTCACTCTCACTTCATGTTCTATAAGAAATCCTGATTATGAATATATTTACAATAATAAATGTATTTTAACGGGGAATACTTCAATAAAAGAATATACGAACTACATTTTCATTCCCATAGATACATATGGAACTACAGTTCCAATTCCATATGATGATTCATACACAATATATGAATATGAATGTTTGGACCACAGTTTACAGTGGTCTTCATTAAAATATGACATCACTCAATCGTATAAAGATAAATGAAATCCTGGTGCATCAAAGATCATTCAACTGGTCACGTATTCAAAATTCTTTTAACTGAAGAAGAATTTCAAGATTTCTTAAAGCATCATCCAGATATTGACGAATGCATAGATTGCATTGAATGTGAAGATGCGAGTAGCATCACGCTAGAATAAATAACTCAAATCTAAATGGAGGATTGAATTTTGCCCATATATCCAGTTGTAAATAAGGAAACAGGTGAAACCAAAGAACTTGAGATGACAATATCTCAATGGGAAAAATGGAAAGATGAAAATTTTAAGAATGGATGGGATCGTGATTGGTCTCAAGGATGTGCCTCTCCAGGAGAAGTTGGAGAATGGAAAAATAAACTCATTTCAAAACACCCCGATTGGAACACTGTTTTAGATCGTGCGGGTAAAATGCCTAAGTCCAACGTAAAGAAAATTTAAATGGCGAGAAAAAGAAGAGAAGAACATCCAATTGGTGTAGGATTTACTACTCGCCAATTTAAGCATAAAAAACCAATTAATCTAGATTATCTAAGAAAAATTGAACCTCTTACTGAGAATCAGAAAAAACTTTTTGAATATTATGAGCAAGGTAAAAACATCTTTGCTCACGGAGTACCTGGATCCGGGAAGACCTTTATTCTTTTATATAATGCTCTCAAGGAAGTTTTAAATGAAAAAACTCCTTATGAAAAAATCTATATTGTTAAGAGTCTTGTTCAAGTAAGAGAAATTGGGTTCCTTCCAGGATCGGAAGAAGATAAAAAATCTCTTTTTGAGATACCATATAAGAATATGGTAAAGTATATGTTTGAGATGCCCTCCGATGCCGATTTTGAGATGCTTTATGGAAATCTAAAAGCACAAGGAACGATTAGTTTTTGGTGTACTTCTTTTATTCGTGGAGTCACTATTGATAATGCAATTATTATTGTAGATGAAGGTCAAAATTTGAATTCTCACGAAGCATTTTCTGTGATTTCAAGATGTGGATTGAATACTAAGATTATGTTTGCTGGTGATATTGAGCAAAGTGATTTAACTCGTATGAATGAACGAAATGGAATTATTGATTTTCTAAGAATTATTGATATAATGCCTTCTTTTGAAAAGATTGAATTTGATGTAGATGATATATGCCGCTCTCCATTAGTAAAAGAATTTGTAATTGCTAAGAAATCTTTGGGACTTTAATAATGACCTTCACTCACATTGAATTGAATCTACCAACTCTCTCAAGAACTGTAATTGATGGAGTGAGATATTATGACTTAAAAGATAAAAATAAGAAATTAGTTTCCATCACTTCGGTAATTAGTCATTATAAAAAAGACTTCTTTGCTCAGTGGAGAAAGAGAGTCGGTGAAGAAAAGGCAAATCAAATTACAAGGCAGGCAACCAGTCGTGGAACTGATACTCATACTTTGATTGAACACTATCTTCTAAATGAAGATTTACCATCTGTTCAACCACTTTCAGAGCATCTCTTTCAGATTGCAAAACCAACTCTTTCTAGAATCAATAACATTCATTGTCTTGAGAGTTCTTTGTATAGTGAGATTTTAGGAATTGCTGGGACCGTCGACACGATTGCAGAATTTGATGGGGAACTTGCAATCATTGATTATAAGACCTCAAAAGAACCAAAACCCGTCGAATGGATAGAGGGATACTTCGTTCAGTGCGCTGCGTATGCGGCAATGCTTTATGAAATGACTGGTCTTAAGGTCAAGAAGTTTGTAATCATTATGACTTGTGAAAATGGAGAATGTGTTGTCTATGAAGAGCGAGATAAGAAAAAGTATCTTCAACTTCTTCAAAAATACATTGAAAAATTTCTAAACGACAAGCTAGAGTTGACAGAATAAATACTTACTGCTATAATACTTTTTGATGAGAAATTGAAATATGCTAAAGTTTTTTGCCGAATCAGAATTAATGGAAGAGGAAGAAATCGGAAAATTATTTGAAGAAAAATTTATCAGCCAAGAAAAGTTTGCTGAAGAGATTGAAAAGATCGTTCGTAAACAAAAATGCAATTATATTGATGGAATCGTAACCTACTGTAAGATCAATTCAATTGATCTTGAATCAGTTCCCAAATTGATTTCAAAGCCCCTTAAAGAAAAATTGAAATGTGAAGCAATGGATTTAAACTTTCTAAAGAAAACTTCACGAGCAAAATTATTTTTTTGAATGACACCATTTGATACTTTTTGTAATTATCTGGCAATTCGCAATCATTTTCTAAAAAAATCCTACGACTATTTTAAATACAACAGAAAAACAAGAACAACTCTTCAATCTTTTTATAAACGGCGAGATAGATTTTGGTTTGAAAAACTCTCTCGCAAATATTCAGAAAAAGAGATTGAAGAGTTTTTTCTTGCAAACTTCGTTTCTTGTAATGATCCCGAAAC